TGGTTTACCATTAATTCTCCAAAAATTAATAGCTTTGTCAACGCTGTCTATAAATTTATCAATTGTTTTTTGAACACCAAGGCCTTCACCTTCGTCATCAATTTTTCCTAGTTGCAGATCTGCAAATAAGATTGTTAAAACTTCTTTACTGTTGTTTGGAATATACTTTTTTGCTGGATTCTTTTTAGATAGGCTCTTAACAAGTTCATCAATATTAATATAGCCATTGATTGGTTCAACAATAAATTTATACCAAAAGGTTGGTTTAGTTAAAGCGTCTTGTCCTTGCTTTTGTCTAGTCCAACCATGTGTCTGATGTCTGATCTCGACAAGTCTCGCGCGATACCCATGAGGTATATGTCCGCCTTGAGACTTTATAAACTTTTCAATTTCTTTATCGCTCTTGCCTCTAAGATCGTTGTCTGTAGTTGCTTGAATGATTGATTGATTTTTATCGTGTGGCAAAAATTCTGCCGTAAAGCTCGTTCTTCCTTTTGGTGGAATAAAATTATCAGGTTGCTGAATAAGATCGTTTACTTTCTTACTACTTCCCATACTAGCTTTTCCCCTTCCTTAATAGTTTAGGTCGAACAAATAAGGGTCTTGTTCTACTTTTTTGTTCCCCCGGGGCATTTTTGGAGGGCTGGGCGATGCAAAGGGGGGGCTGTTTTTGCGAGACCCCCCCTCCCCTCTATTAAAATATATAAAATTATTTATATATTTTTTTATAAAGTAATAATGCATCTTCTTTTATTATTTCATCTATTGCTGTTTCAATTGCTAAATCCTGGTCTGGTTCTGGAAGATCGTCTGAATAGAACACCACTCTTGCAAGTAGGGCGTTTGTAAAGTAACCTTTAGACTCATCATAAGAAAGCCATTCTTTCCAGTGTTCGTGTGGATTGTAAGGATTATCAATTGTAGTTAACATTACTTTTGGCATGTAATTAATTCATCCTTTCTATCTACCTAAAGCAGCATTCAATGTAGATGTAGGTACGCCCAACGCTGAAGCTATTTCAGCTTGAGTGTATCCTGCTGCTAACATAGCTTGAGCTCTAGCGACCTTAACAGGGATCATAACAGTGGCGGATCTAGGTGTGGCAAACTTTTTAATTACTTCTAAATCTGAATTGTCAAGAATAGATTTTAATTTGTTTCTACTAATAGCGCCCGCTTGAATGGCTTCCCATTCTAACTCTGTTATGTTTATTCTTTGTTTACCGGCACCAACTCTTCTTCTTGCTTCAACAATAGCCATACCCTTCATCTTTTTAATTTCTGCTTTAGTCATGTTGGGGTTGTCTTTTAATTTAGCGGAGATAACTAAGTTACCGAGGATTTGAGCTTGTCTTTCTAAAGGTCTGTTACGTAAGGCCAGGGCTAATTTTGAGTTTAAATCTTTGACCTGGGTCTCATATGTAACTCTAGCAGTTGGCGAATAAGGATCGGGTATAGTTTGGTACCCTACTTTTCTAGACTCATTAGCTAAAGCTTTTAATTTATTAGCATAGTCTGCATAGATAGCTTCTCTTGGAGTTCCAGCAGATAACTCATAAGCATCTTTAACTTCAAGCATACCTTTAGTTTTGGTAGTTAACTCTTTAATTTCACCCTTCTTATTAACATATGTGCCGCCTACTGTAGTGAATCTTTTTTCACCAGTAAGAGGATCGATAGGACCGCCATCTTTTACGGCTCTAGGTTTTCTATAAGGTACTTCTACATCAGCTCTAGATCTTGATACTAATGTTGTAGCTCCACCTGTAATTTTACCTAAATATTTAAGTTTTAAATCGGCAATTCCGTGATCTACATATGATTGCTTATAATTTAATTCATGTTTCTCGGCATCAATAACAACCATTGAATGTTTTACAGCTCTAACAATTTCAGGTGTTGTAGCACCAAGAATAGTCATGTCAGTAATTAAGTTAGATACTAAACCCATTTCTGTTTGAGTATTTTTCATAACTTTCATTCCATCAAAACCAGCGTAAGTAATTCTTGGTTCAAATGTTTTTAAACTATCTAAGTGTTTTTGGGTTTTTACTTGACCTTTGTTGTTTGGAATAACTAAAACAGTATCGCCATCGAAATCAGCTCCTGATAATTGCTCTGCCGTTTTTGGATTTATACCAATAGCATCTACTGCTTGACCTAATAGTTTTCTAGCAGCTGCGTTTCGGTTATTAACTGTTAATTCGGGTATCTCAAATATACCACCGTGTGGGTGACGAATAAGAACAATTCTTTCTCCATTATCATATTGCGGGGCATATATTTCTGTATCTTTAAGTTGAGGAACTGGTAAAATAACATGCGATCTGGTTCTAGGTAAACCCATAGCTTCTAAAGTAGCGCTTGATGAATCAGCGTCATCAGCAAATGTTTCTAACAATTTTCTTTTAACGCTAGGGTTAGTCAAAGCCATTATTTCATCAAACTCAGCTTTTTTAATTTTATAAGTCAAATCTAATTGTTGTTTAATTAACGAAGGATTTTGTTTAGAAAGCATTTGTGAAGAAAGGTTTCCAGACCACTTATACCAATCGCCTTCTTCAGCAATAATATTTAAAGCGCCTCTTTGTCCTCCAGGTTTAATTTGAGCTCCAAAAACGTTGTCAGGATCATTTTTTAACTTTTTCATTACATCTAATTTTGCTGGGGCTTCTGCTTTAGTCTTATTAGTATTAAACCTAATATCTACGCCATCAGGTAAATTGTCAGAATATACAGCCATACCTTTTAAATAATGAGTTTTGTCTACTTGAATTCTAACTTGAGCATATTTAGCTGAGCCCAAAGATAGATCCGAAACGCCAGGTCTTAATTCAATAATGCCATCTTTTAAGGCACCACCGTCTTCTGCATAAGCTATTTCAATTCTTTTAGAATTAACACTTTTAGGAGGCAACAAACCATAAAAAGTTCTACCACCATCATCTGTTGTTTGTTCAAAAACTTTAATTTTATCTTTGTTTTTAGCAACTTCTGAATACGTAACTCCGGGAGGTGTTAATATTTTAACACTTGTAAGGTTTTTGGTTCCAAGTTGCGGAACTCTTAAATACTTAACTCCGTAACCTTCTTCTTTTAACACGGCAATTGCGGTTGCTAGTTTTTCTTTACTAACACGCATATATTGTTCGCTACCTGCACCGATATCTAAATATGATCCATCAGCCATATGTTCTCTAATTTTATCAGCAATGACAAGCGTAATTTCTCTTTTTGCTTGCGCTGCCGGTTCTAATAGAGCTCTAATTGATGATTCATTTTTACCCATACGTTGGCCAATAGCCACATTTGAATAACCCTTTGCTTTAAGCATTAAAGCTTGTGTTGCATCTGCTTTTCTTAATTCATTTTTAGCAATAGTTTTAAAAGCTCTTAGTTCTGTAGTAGTTAATTCCATAGATTCTGCGATTTTTGTTTCGCTGATTCCTTTTTTTCTTAAGACTTCTACTTGGTCTAACCAAGATCTTTGTCTTTGGTGTGGGTTTTGTCCTGAACCCCAAGGATATCTTCCAGATCTTCTTTTAATACCGATATGTATTAGTTTATCATCGCTCATGATAATGCCTCAGCTTTCAATAGTTCTATTTGTTTGTCAAATGTAATTATTTTATCCATAATATGGACTATGTCTTCATTTTGTGGTATGTAAATTTCAACATCATCATTTTGATAAATTCTTAATTCTATAGAAATTTGATATGGTTTGTAATTGTACTCTAAGCAAAATAAAGCAGCGTATACTTCTAATTGTTTCATCGAACTAGGAGTAACGCCTGTTTTGAGATCGTGAATTCTAAGTGTGTTGTTTTTAAAAGAAATACAATCTGCTGTTCCAAAACAATTAACTGAATAAAAAAGAATTTGCTCTGGTTTCATTCTATAACCAATAGCATCATTTACATACATGTTTAATGTTTTTTGAGATTTAGGAAGTTTTACTCCTAATTTTATTGCGTCGTAAGCAAACTCGTGTAAAGCAGTTCCTTTAGCCGCCGCCATTGCTGTTTTATAAACTGAATCTAGTTTATCGTTTGAATAATTAATCCAGTGATATTTACTAGCGCTTAGAAAAGCGTGTTTACCTTCGAAATGTGAGTGCGTGTTGAAGATCATCTAAAACTTCCTTTTTATTTTCTGGATAAATAAATGCTGAAAAAGACATTGATCTAAATACATTAATGTAGTATTCTTGATTAGGTCCAACGTAAGCTTCTTCAGAAGCTTTTACTTCTAGCATAGCCCATCGATCTCTATATAAAACTAAAAGATCGGGTACGCCTTGTAGATACGATGGGTCGTTTTTTAAAACAAAACATCCTGGTAACATTCTTTTTATTTCTTTAATTAATTGTGTTTGAAATTTACTTTCAGACATATTTCTTCTTTCTAGAAAAATAATATGCTATGTTAATAGTCATATCTTATTCCTTTCATTATAAGCTATGTTTACGATGCGTGATTAAATACACACCTTTTATAAAACACTATTTTTTGTAAAAAACTCTTTATTATATTACTTTTCTGTCTTATTAAAGTTTTAAGTAAATAAATTAATTTATGACCATTTTACAAAACGCGTCCGTACAAGTTGTTGATTCTTCAACCTTTTTACTACCACAAACATGTGGACTTTCGTGGCCAAATATTTTCTTAAAAGTGGGCAGATTCCCACGTTTCTGACCACACATTATAAAAAGTGTGTACAAACGCACCACTTTTTTTTTCTAAAAACGGGTGTGTGTAAATATTGAAAAGGTGTGTACTTATTGTGGTATATCCCAGCCCATAGCTAATTCTATCGGCATTTCGGCTAAACCTTGAAAATTTTGTTTATTTTTTAAAGCTTTTAATATAGCATTGTCTATGAGAGACTCCGAACGTAGTATATAATAATATAACTCAACAAACTTTGTGTTTAATCTGTCGATTCTACCTTTAGCTTGTTCGTTAATCTTATATGAATAATTTAAACTATAAAATACAGTTGCATCAGTTTCAACACAATTCCATCCTTCAGATCCAGCAGCGTATTGTACTAAATATACCCACTCATCTGTTTCAGGTATCTCTTCATGTTTATGTCCATTCCATTCAGCTAATGGAATATCTAACGCTGGACCTAGCATTCTGAGAATATCTAATTCGTAGTTAAAATTATAAAATACAATTACTTTTTTATGTTTTTGTACAATATCAATAACAGCTTCGAATCTAGATGGATCCATGTTTACAATTTTACGCATAACTAAAAATAGTTCGTTGATGTCCTTACAAGGACGATCTTCAAATATGTTATAGCGATCTTCAACTAGAGTTTGAAATACTTCTTTGTCGTATTGAACCACAACGTCTTTAGTGTTTCTAGTCGTGTGTCGTTCATAGGGCATCTCAATTAAAACTTCTCTACGATGTTTTATAAGACGTCCTTGCTCTATATATCTATCGATCTTGGGAAATTTAGAAAAGTTATTATACACAACGTGCGTCCGTATAAAGTCAGTCCTATTTTTATAGAATCCATTAGCTACAAATATAGGTACATAATCCATCCAAGTATCTCCTGGAGTCGCTGATAGAACCACCCACTTATTGTTTTGTGCTATTTTTAAAAAAGCTTTAACCCAAGCACCGGAACCAACTAAACGTTGCTCGTCAAATATGAAAAAAGCATTTTTAACGTCTATGTATCTGTTTAAATTGTTCCAAGAATCTACTCTAACTTCTACGTCATTTACGCTAAGAGCTCTTGTAGTAGACAATATGAACGGTGCGCATTCGCCTTCCCATTCTTT